TTCCGTCTGGGGGTGATTTCTTGACTAGCTCTCGGAGTCTCCCCATGCGAGTCATCTCCTTCTCAGCTTTTTTCCTGAGTTCCTGACCTTGAGACTGATTCAGTTCCTTGAGCCTTTTTTCGCATTCATCGAGGCAGAGTTTTAAGCGTGGCTTAAGCTGTCTCTCCTCTGGGAGAAAATCCTCTGCGATCTGGTGCTGGGGGGTTCCGAAGCCTCCAAGGAAGAGACCGTTTGGATAGGTAGCGGCGGCAATCGAGTAGTAGGGATCACCCGTGGCGTCTGGCATCTGGAGAGTCCATTCGAGGACACGGAGCGAGTCGCTTGTTGGGATCGTGTCGCTCTCGACACTCCAACAGAGATCGCTCTTGATGCGGCGGGCGAACTCAAAGGCCGCGCCTTGCAACTGGGCAATTCTGATCTGGGCTTCTGTCTTGTAGTCCTTCTCATCCGAGGTGATAGGGAGGCGGATTGCCGTAATTTTCCAACCTTCGGGCAAGTGGGCTTTTGCAAACTCTTCGGCTTTTGTTGAAAAATCACTCTTGTCGGTTGCAAAAATAAAATGAGCCTCGGCATGGTGCGCGGCTGCGCTAGCGATAGCCCGAATTAGCTGGGGCCATGCATGGAGGTAACTACTGGTTGCGGCGGTGACAATGGATAGCATGGGATCGTTAGTTGCGTGGACTTGTCAATTTGCCCTTAGGTAGCATTGACCGATAGCCGAAATAAGAGATCCAATGGCAACGCGCTGGGTCGTGGCCGTGGGGGATGTAAAAGTGGCCGTATTTGCGAAATATGACCATGCAGAGCTACTGATCGTGCGCGTATCGTGCGTCTCATACGACGTAAAGCCGATTAAGCCAGCAAACGTATAAGTGCCGTCAAGAATGCCATCCGCATTTCCCACGGAGGAAAACGAATATGTGGAGGACTCATAACTATCGGTTATGGAAACCGTGGCATGGGAGATTGTATATCCCGTCGTCACAACTGTTCCTTGCGTGATATGGGTCGTAATCGGAATATCAAACGTGATCTTGGCTCCGTTTTGGGAATAGGCTGGGTAGAATTGTAAATTGTCGGGGTTTTGATTCGATACATCGACTTGCTGATAACCCGTACTAAATTGCAATTCCATCGCGCTCGGAGAAATGAATCCCACGTTAATCGCCAGAGGGCATGCCGTAGAAAATCCCCAATCGCCTCCCATGCCGCCTACTGCAAAGCTCGAGATGATAGAATTAGTTCCATTGGCATAGCTTTCCCAAATGCGAATGAATGGCAAATCTGCAGTTCTCAAAAAAGTGCATGTGTAGCCGGAACGCACATTGTTCATTAACATGGAAACAGGGGTTTCCATTGTCCCGATAGCTTTAATGCCTGCCGGGTAATTTGAGGATTGAGAATTTAGAAAGTCTGCAACATTAATGTATTCGGGCAATAAAAAGGAGTTCCATGCTGGGTAGTACCAAGCCTGATTCAAAGAAAAATAGGAGCCGTTAATAAAATTATCAAATTGTGCATGCACTGCGGTGCTTGTGTACTCACTCGCATTTGTACTTAGCTCCGTGGTTGTTGCGCGATAAACCAGATTGGTAGAACCATATCCGTCCCAGTCCTGATAATAAAACTTCCCTGGATGGTAGAGGTAACGTTGCAGCCAGAGGTTCTTTTCTCGTTCGGAATTTCTTGAAACAGCGGCAGAGGTATTGTTGACTCCATAAGCGTAATATGACCCCCACCAGCCTGGGTACCTCGGACCCCAAGCAAAAGCATGAGGCAAGAAATCGCCCAAATAATATAGTTGCAGGCTGGATGATGAAGAGGATTGAGTTGAAAAAGTCAACGGTGCGAGCGTTGCATATTCATCAAATGGTATGGGTTGTGAAACGCAATCTGAATTAAAAACAACAGTAGTCTTTGTAAAAGTAGGAAAACACCAAATCGCGCCGCCATTACTATCAATAATGATCGTCCTAGAAACTTCATAATCTTCATAATCAATTTCGGTGTAAGTATGAAACGTATTTACCGTCGGCCATGTACCCCCAACGGTAACCCCATAGTCAGGAGTGCCGTTGCCTATGGTAACAGTGTTGGAATAATAAAAAACAAACCAAGATAAATCATCGTTTTCATCGAAATACGGAAGTTCAACAATCGTCGTATATGCTATTTCTGAAGTAGTAAATTCAAAATAATCTGCCAACCGAGTGTATTCACATTCGAGCCATGTCTGCATGGTTGTGTAGATAAGTTTTGAAACCAAAAAAGAAGAGGTCGTAGATGTCGGGATATGACCGACATAACCAGCGGGAACTACTGCAAATGTTCCAAATGCGGTAGCATTGGAATTTGGAAAATCAACTTGGTCGTCACCGACACGGATTGCTAGCGAGAAACCACTTGGCCAATCATCAAAGAAATAATGGGAAATCGTCTCTCCACCAGTCTTAGTAGTCACATACTCAAATCGCGAAGGTGTCTGTATCGAATAAACTGCCCGCGTGGTGGTAACGGGTGATCCCGTTCCCCCGATGTCATTACCCGTCCAGATATTAGTCGTGGTAAAAACCCAACTTGTTGAGGCTTGAACATTATCACCTGCCGTCGATGTCAGTATGGTCGAAATTCCAAGGTCCACCGTGTTACCAGGTGTTGTATTCGACAGAAACGAAAAAGAGTAATGGTTACCAGATCCAGACATAAAAGTTTGTTCCTGCGGCCGAGGTTGTAAGTTTCGCAACTGGAGAAACCCAGTTTTTGGCTAGCAAATTGTAAATGCCCGCAGCATGACCAGTAGAATTTGGGAAAATCACACCAGCGGGGATCGAAAAGGCATTAGGCGGGTAGTCGGGCGTGGGTGTCTGGCCAGCAAACGCTGATCCTTGAGCCGTCACCGTCACGGATTGAATCACGCCAGCCGAGGCTACCACAGAAAGCGAAACATAAACTGTTGCGCTTAAGTTAATGGCGATTTCCTGATTGATATTTGTCGGCAGAAACCCCCCGACGATGCCGGGAGCTAGTTTGAGTTGTGTTCCATGAAGAATAATCTCAAAGGGAAGTGCTGTTGATTGATCCAATGGCAATGCCCGGACCATGATATCTTTAGCCCCTGGTATTTTAACCCTAATAAGTGGCCAATGTTTGTCCGCTTTAGGGGAAAGAGGTTCTGATGTCTTGAGCTCATGAAAATTATTTATGGGCACTATGCCGGCAGCTTTATTGAATGCTGCAAACGGGTCGTAATTACCGCGATTGGATTCAGTAGATCGGGTGAAAGAATCAAAAGGATCCATACGGCCTCCTTTATCTTACCGGCATGATTTGGCCGGGGTCATTGATCGGAATGTTTGCGGCGGGTTCCTGACTCTCATCTTGCTCCGTTTCGGGAGTTCCATCGGGATTCATCTGCTGGGGTTGCGGCTGAACGGGTGTGATGATCTCTTCGGCTTGTTCGATCTGAAGGGCCTTGAGTGCCTGCACATAGAGAAGGCGGGCCTTTTCCTGTACGTTGGGCTGGAGCTGATAGAACTGATTGAGCAAATTGGCAGCTTGCACGCTACTTTCGAGCATCTGTTCACTCTTGGAACGGGTCAGGAGGAGTTCCACGTCAACATCCAGATTGCGGACCTGATCAGGAGTTAGGGAGAGGATGAGTTTGGCATCCCCTTCGGTGACAGTGAATACCTCTTGAGCATCCATGTTCTGATAGATGATTTCGGCTGCCGTCTTGAGGACTTCCGTAATGCCAGGTTCCAAGGCTTCCAGATAGAGGCTGAACATTTCATTTCCTGACTTTTCAATATTCCGAACTCCGGTGGCTAACTTTGCGCTAGGGAGTCCTGCGGCTTGTCCATCCATTGCGTTCACTACACCGCTTTCGAGCTGCATGAGCTGCATGAAGGTCTCCATCATCTCGAAAAGATTCTGTCCCTTCACTTCAGGTAAGGTGACATAATCAAGGGCATCTTCCTTTTTGCTGCCAGGAAGAAGCGTATAAGTCATTCCGGTATTGAGGATGAGATTGGGGTCACGTTGGCCTTCTAGCGTCTTTGATGGATTCCAAAAGGTTGTACGGCCTGCCGCACTTTCCGAGAAGTTACGGCGGTTGATCAGAAGGTCGATGAACTGCTGACTCATCTCGAAGACTTCCATCCCCCCTACCCCATGCCAGCGCCCGTCGATGGCATTGATCCGGACGACAGTGAAGGGGCGCTTTCCGGATGGGGAAACATTCCCAAGATAATCATAGAAGATCGGCGTCATTGTCCTCTTGTCGAGAACCAGCATGATTTCCTCCACGAGTCCGTCTCCATCAGCATCATAGGAGAGATAGCATTCCGCGATCTCGGCGGTTGGGTTTTCTGTGCTGTTGTCGGTGTGGAGTTCACCCCACTCGTAACGGGGTTGATTGCGTCCCGTTTTGGGCACACTGCCGTCGCCTGACATATTCTTGAGGAGATCCATCATCTTCTGGGCGTTCCGGACATCATCCTCGGTTGTGGGAGGTGTCATGATATCGCGGCGGCTATACTGGTCGATAAGGGCCATGACGGGCAGATCGTAGAGATGGCAGATAAAATCCGCGCTCTGGATATCCTCGGAGGTCAGTGGACACAGGAAATCTTTGTAATAGACGACACCGCAATCAGGGCCTCGGTAGATGCTATTTTTCTTGGTGATGAGCTTGGGGGCGAAAATCGGAATGTCCGGCATCGGCGTCATCTGGTCGCGTTCTAGGACGAGCCCTCCAAAAGGTTGGCCGGTAGCGGCATTCATTGCTTGGACGAAAGAATCTTCCTCCGTGATAGGGAGTCCATCGGACCCCAGGACTTCGTTGCCTTGCTCGTCCACAAGCACGTTTTGCAGGGACTTATAGATCATGTCGCGGTTTTTGAAAGTCGTCTTGACGACGGCCTCACCCCGGATAAAGGCATATTCAATAGCCTTGATAAGCTGGGCCTTGACGTTGGTTTTGTTTTCGATCTTCCACTGGGCATGTTTTTCGATGGTCTCTGCCAGTTCGTCGTCGTTTTCACCCACGGGATAGACTCCGAACCAAGGATCCGTGCCGAAGAAATACTCCACGGCGCGGGCGATCATCTGACGCACCATGCGGCGAGTGACGGGAAGTGTCAGATTACTTTCCTTGAAGATGCCACCGACGGCCCACCTCCTCCACTCGACCTTGTTGTGGTAAGTCATCTCATAGTAATCCCGCTTACCCATGAAGGTACGTCCTCCGGTAGGCTTCTCGGGATCTTCGCGCTCAAACCAGTTGTGCCAGAGGGTGATTGTTCGCCCTAGCTCATTTTCCAGTTGTTCGATGCGAGTCGTGGCAAGCTGCATGAGTTTGTCTTCAGCCGCACGATCTAGCCTCAGAGAGCTAGGGAACGGCACACGAGGAGCATTAGGATCTCCCTCGGGAGCAAGATCCGGCAGTTTCCTATTGTCGAGTGCGTTAGTTGCTTGATTGTCTGAGGAAATCATGTTTTTTGTCTGTGTTTGCCTTTTATACTCGCGCCTTTGCCTCATAGCCAGCCTTCTCTTTGAGGATGAAATTCCACCAGGGCCATGCTTTCTCGGGGTTTCCGACGCCTTCATCGAGGACGAAGGTGCGCGCGGCCTTTGATATTTCCTCGCGCACATTGGGGTTAAATGCCAGATAGGAGGCGTAGTAGCTAGCCTCATCGGCTGAGTTACAGAGAAATCCCGTCTTCCCATGCTCGATCTGGTCGCGGAATCCCTGGGCATCTGCCCCGATGGGGACGCAACCGCTTAACATGGCTTGAGCGGTGGAAATGCCGAAACTCTCTGTGAAAGGGTAATAGTGAATGAGGCAGTGGCTTTTTCCATAGAGTTCGGCCATGTGGATAGGGTCGCTGATATGGTCATGCAGGGTCACGTTGAGTTCTCCGTTCCATTTGCTTGAGGGATCGCATGGATTGCCGATTTTATAGAGGGCATTGTCACCCCATCCGGCTACCTCGATCTGAACCTTCACTCCCGATGGGGCCTTGATAGAGCTGAACATGCGCCAGCTCTCCTCGTGCCATTTTTCGGAGTCATCACGGGATGCCTTTAGGATAGTGAACTGTTTCTTGCTTTTCTTTTGGGAGACAAGCGGCATGTAAAGGCTCTTTGGGTTGATGTACATCTGGTATCCCTTGCGGTGACAGATTTTAGTCCCCTTCCCTCCGGCCTTGACTAACTGGGGGCCGATCAAGTCGCCATTGCTACGGGTTTGGAAGAAGAACTCGTCAATAAGTCCATCCTTCATGGCATCCACCTCACAATCGACCACATGGCCCATGCAGCTACTCCAGATCATCCATTTTGGCCGGTCGGAGAACTGGCGCATGTAGTCAAAGCACTTGTCCTCGCCGAATGTCATCAGGATCTTGCATTCTTGAAACATGCCTGGGCGATAGCTGACGACGGCAACTCCCATATTGCGCAGGAAGTCGGCCCTTTCGCTATTCACGATGGGATCTCCTGCTGGCACGATGCAGCGGACTGGCACGCTCTTGGAGCGCAGAAGCTCGATGGCCCCTAGGAGTTCCGGCCCACAACCTCCGGCTTGGTGGATGATTCCGAAAAAGGAGATCATTTCACCTCCTCCATGGTGACTCCGTAGATGATATTGAAGAAATGCTCGCAAGCCTCTTGGAAAGTAATCCCATCACAACTGGTGGATATCCCTGCTAGGCGGGTATAGAAATCGTGCGGGCGGCGAAGGATTACTTCTTTTGTGACATAGTGCTGTGATCCCCATACGCCACAGCTATAAGCAGGAACATGATATTCAGGCGGGACGATCCATGTTAGATTACCAAATCCCTTACCCTTGCCTACGGAAGTATGAAATGGCCTTTTACTACAGAAGTAGTCAAACACCTCCGTCATTTTATTCCTGTTTATCTCCAGTAGTATTTCAAAAGTGTGCCCAATGAAAGGAGACCCCTGAACAAAAGCAATGATGTCGTCTAAGTTGTTGTAATTCCTGTCAATCCACCTGATCCATTGGCCGCAATCCCACCCACCATTAGGCGTTTTTTCAACTTTTGCGTCAACGTCTTTAGGGATTTTGGGAGAATCGCCAGCTTGGGATATTGTAATAAAAAAATCCTTTGGCAAAGAAGAGAGCCATTGAAGGTTTTCATTGTGATGGGCTACAACAACGCGAACGCTGGGAAGGTTTGTCTCAGGCTTGATGCTTGCTGTGGGTGTGGTCTTTTTTATGGTGACTGGGGTTTCTGTGGTGGTTTCCATAGGTGTAGGGTTTATGTCTGTTGATTTATTTCCCAAAGAGCATCTGAGCGATGGTTTTGGATTTTGGCCGCATGCTTACTAAGACTTGTTCCTTAGCTTCTTTCCGACTTTGTTCAAGAAGCTTTTTCAAGAGTTCGTGATCATCCTCGGTTGGATTCTTTGCCATTTGTGGGGTAATTGCCGCCCGTGTCTCCATTGCAAATAGCTTTCCTGCCGTTTCTGCATATTTGCGATACATCGAGTCATCCATGTAGTTCACCTTGCCGGTGACTGGATCCACGAAGCGGCGTGACAGCTTACTAGGGGCATACATCTCATCTGGATGCTTGTTATTCCAAGAGACCATGAGCTTGTCTGCAATTTCCACCTTTTCAACATCCTTGGATTGAACTGGTGTCATGCGGGAAGCAACGCTCCCCTCTTTTTTGACAGGGCTTCCATAGAGATTGATTTTGGGTTCATTCACAAATCCAAATGGGAAAGCTGCCTGTCCGACTCGTTGTGCCATACGGGGGATAAGATCCTTGGGTTTCCCCTCGATACTTGTTTCCCTGACATAGGCATCTGTTGCGCGGATCGGTTGGCGTATCAGATTTGGAACAAAACTTGCCATCAGGTTTGCGGCCCAGTCTGTTGCTTGGACTGGATCAGTAACAACTCGGAGCATGTCATTGAGCCCCTTGCCGAAGGACTTCATGGTGAACTGGTTGATAATCCCCCCTAGCACCTGACCCATCACCTCTGACCCACTGGCTCCATCCCTGGCGGCTTTTGCCGCACCGATAAGGTCAACAGTGCTTCCAAGGACAGTGGCAATAGGCTCAATACGCCCGTAGTTGTGAGTGACTCCATTGATTTTAATATGGAAGGCCGGGGTTCCTGTTCTTTCTGCCAGTTCCCTTTGTCCGCGTGCCTTTGCCTTGTCGCTACCCGTAATAAGGATTTTCTTTTTATCGTCATCATCATCGCCGGCAGCAATACCCCATAGAGCTGCTAGCAGCGTCCAAGCAAGCACCTGTTCAGCCACATCACGGACCATCTCTGAACCGGCATAGGGGTGAGGGTTGCCCTTTCCGCCTTGGATGCTGTAGAACCCCTCGCGCCCCAGTTTCCAGAGTAGGGTAGCGGTTCCTACTGGCGACTTCCGGAGGCCAACACGGGGAATATTATACATGATCCGAACAAACGGGATAAAGAAGCGTCCGGGAGTATAATTCTGAAGCCCTCGGCTGATTGCTTCAGCGGCCCCTTCTACTGCATTGCCTCTTGATTCCTCCATGCTCCTGAGTCGAGTCTGGAAAGAGAGGTCCACGGCATGCTTGACGGCCTTCTCCCATGACTGGGATCCGGTAGTGGTGACTTCGCTTTTAATGAACCTTGCCATCTCATCACCTTCAAGCCCTTGGGCCTTGGCTATCCGGTATGCCTGTGCCCCGACCTCCATGTGAGCAATGATGGTCTTGCAGGCGTCATCCATGAATCCAAGGGCTCTCATCGGTATGCGGATAACCCTTCCGGTCTTTCCCTTGATTGATCCCGTGGTTGCGTGCCCCACGATCTGCCCCTGATCAAGCTGGATGTCATGGCCCAAGAGATCATAGTCGATCATGGATTGTTCAGCGTCCCATGCCCTGAGTCCGGCGCGGAGTGCGTTACTAACGCCTGGGATCACTCCCTTCATGATGTGCTTAAACTCTCCCATCTGGGTTCCGTCGGTTCTCCTGAGCACTGAGTTAACAAGCGCCTCCATTCCCCGCTGAAGAGTGTAATCAATAGCCCCGTTCACTGCCATGCCCCCAATGTTTGCTGCGTGGGTAGCCGTTCCGGAAAGGATTGAGGCCATCCAGTATTCGTGGACCATGTTCAGGGGGTTTCCCCCTTGAGCTGCCGCGATCTTGGCTACCTTGATCGCATCTACCGGATCCTCGATGTTGAATGTGCGGGTCGGCTTCATCTTTGCAAGACCGGCATCTGCACCCATACCCATGAGTTCGAGGGCCTTCTGGAAATTCGCCTCGGCTTCTTCGGGTGGAACCGGAACCCTTGCAGCCTTGAGCCCAGGGGCTTGTTCGATGTCGCTTGGTTTCATCCCCTTGATGAACTTGTTGCCATGCCTGTTCCGAAAGCTCTCTTGGAACTGTTTTTTGAGGCTTTCGACCTGCTTGACGCTCAATCCCGCTACCTTGGCAGCATTCTCAAAGGTTTTTCCCTTCTGAAGCAAGCGAAGCGCCATTTGCTCATTTGATTTGAAGGTTCCTAGGATATTTTCACTCACCTTGCTTCCGACTAGGGAGACATTTACTTCTCCGTTAAGGATGTCATCAAGGGAGACCCCCATGCCTTCAAGGGTCTTTTTAACCTGCTCAACCTTGTCATCTACGGCTTTTGTGAGTGCCGCTTGCTTTTTTGCTGGATCCTTTTCTCTTTCGATCAATTTTGATTCAGAGGCCGATGGCGAAAAGATCATTTTAGCAAGGAACTCCCGATGCCTATCTGCTTTTGATTGGAAGGGATCGACCCGTGACCGGAGGCCACGAGCTTGTTCTGCTCCTGTGAGCCGGTAAGCATAGATGAGTTTTGCGAGTTCTGCGCGCTTGGCCTTGTCTGTGGTGGCTCCGGCAAGTTCTTTTGCGACCATCATCTGAGCGGCCTTGGTCTCGGATGGGTTGAGGGTTCCCCCATTCATTCCGGAATCCATGATCTTCTGGCGCGTGCCAGCATAGTCATTAGCTATCATCTCTTTGCCTTCGGCATGCCATTGGGCTTCCTTTTCGGGATTGGCAATAGTCTTGCGGTACTCATCGACCCCCATGATCTGAGAATCGAGACCTCCGAGTGCTAACTTAGGATTGCCAATGGTGCGCTCTCCCGACTTCTCCCCCTTGGCGAGATCCTGCAAGTCCAAGACGTTCCGAATGGCATCAGAGACTTCTTTTCTGAGTTCCCCGTCACCTTCTCCTGGGGGGCGTGGTGTTGGAGCGGCAAAGAGCGTGTTGCGTCCCGCCATCTTGTCGCGGATCGCCTGCATCTTCTCTTCGGGGCTAGTCCGTAGAGGCGCGGCTGGAAGACCTAAAGGACCGTGTTCATATCTTCTTGGGATATAGGTCAATTTCTCACCCATTGAATCCAAGACGCGATAAAGCTCTATGATGTTTTTTTCGGGAATCTCAGCCACCATTTTATTGGATTTCTGGTCAAACATCCCCCTTGCGGTAAGTGCGTTCAACTTGGGGCTCCTCCAATATTTTCCTCCGTCGGCTTTATTTGCAGGCACTTCGATATGTATTCCTAGGGCCATTGCAATTTCAGAGGGGCGCATGAGGATGTTCCCATCTGAGTTCCGGATGGTGTCCACTCTCTTGTCGAGCATTTCGCGCCAGTCGGCTTCCGAATTGATTGCTTTCTTGGATTCATTGTCTCTGGCCCGACTCACCGTCCAGCAGTCAGGAAGCATGATTCCCAAATGGGTTCCGTCATCCCCTTCTTTGGTGTAGTCGATGACGCGCCCTGGCGTCCCTTCAGCCATAGCCGCCAAGAGATTCCCACCCACGATGGATCTGGTTGTGGACTTGTCCGTTTCCCTATCCCATACGCCGGCAAGAGGGTTGCCCCTTGGAAGAGGTCTGATCTGATAATCATCCATCTGTGACCCAGGGACAGTAAGCGTCCGACTAGCTGAATCGTTGGTTTTTAGAATAAACTTTTGGGCGCTAGGGGTTAGGGGTCTCCCGTGGTCGAGATCCAGCTTTTCGATAATTGCCGTGCCTTCGGATCCATCCTCTCTTTTGTAGCGGAGAGGTTTTCCGATTTTGCTGATATGTTCCTGAAGTTTATCAAATGTCGCCTGCTGTTTGTCTGATCGCTCCTGAAGGGCTTCGTCGGAAACCATTGCCTTCTCCTTCCATTGGGCCAAGTCACTTGCGATACGGGCCGTTCCGGCCTTTGACAGCTTATCTACGGCATCCTGTGTTTCTGGATCATTCGAGGCCCCATTCCCTCCGTTGTGAGAGTTTATGATGCCCTGGGCTTCTTCCCCTGAAATGGGATCCTTACCCATCTTGGCCTCCACCGTGTCAACATGACTTGCCCTAGAGAAGGCGGAATCACCCTCTCCAGCAGGAGTAAGTTGTTCGGAACTGATGATTTTTGCCTGAAGGTCAAGCGGCCTTGCTTCAAGATCATTGCGACCGATGCTGTCGAGATAGGCGATCAGTCCGTTATATTCGTCAGTGCTGTTGCCCCATGTTTCCGTCTGCTGCTCATGGTTTAATACCGAGAGATAGCTGGTGATGTTTTTAGCAAGATACCCATCCGGTTCTCCGGCAAGCGCTTGGACAACATTCTTGTAGTCCTTGATTCGCCCGGTGTCTCGGTCAAAGTATTTAACCATAGACCCGCCGAGCTTGAAGATTTGGGACTGAAGACTGGGATCCTTTGCCAGCTCGTCATAGACAATTTTATCACCGTACTTATTAAAGAGATCGACTGTCTGGATGCCTTGGGTTACGTCACTGTCGGCGTTGCTGGTAGTGTTGGCGTTTAGCTTTTTCAGCTTTTGGGCATTGATGGCCGCTGGACGGAACTCGGCAGGTAGCGCCGTCGTCATCATAATAAGATCAGGCTTGTTTACCTGGCCCTTGCGGTTCGTGCGTCCAAGTGTCTGCATGAACTTATTGATGTCGGGAGATGCCTGAAGAACGATATGGACCCTCTGGCGTTGGTCTTTTGCAGTGACATCGGAATGCAAACTAATCCCCGTGCTTGCAGACTGGTTCCCGAGCAGGAAATTGTGCTCCGTGCTGTTGTTGAAATTATCAATGGCTTTGACTTTGTGCGCCTGTTTTCTCCGTTCCGATGCCGGCCTCTGATAGGTACTACCATCTGAATCAAGTCGGGTCGTGCGTCCGGTGATCTCCTCGGTATTATGGCCCGCCTTCTCGATGACGTTCCGAATATGGTCGATTGGGGAAATCGGCAAGTCGCCTAAGTCGGCATTTTTCACATTCTCCTCTGCCTCCTCATACGCCTTCCACATGTGGCGTCGCATAAATTCCGAAGCTGCCTCGGGTACGATTTGTGCGGTTTTGGTTGGCTTTTGAGTTCCTATGTCAAAGCCGTGTACGATTTGAACCATTGCCTCTTGAAGCTGCCTGTCGCTTAAATGAGCGTAATCAGGGTTGGGGTTGCCGGTGAGGGTGAAGGTGTCAAACTGCCTCATCCCGTCCAAGTAATGTTGAAGGAGTCCCTTGTAGCTCATCTCAAAACCACCCGCGCCCACCTTGTTCATCACTGATTCCATTGTGTTATGGACTGTGAGGAAGACCTTTTTGCCCTCTTGAATATGTTTGATGGCCTGTCTGGCTCCCGACTCGGCCTTCATAGCAAGTAGGTACTGACTGACGATATTGTGGAGCTTGGAGGCAAAATCACTGCCGGACCCCATAGGGTTCCCTACTGCGGCCTTGGCCTGCTTGGCTACGGAGGCGAGAATATCATTGACCGCATCGGCTATCTTTTCCGATTTCACTTGGAAATCCAAAATATGCCTTAGAGATCCCGTCAACTCATCAGAAAGATGGATGTCCCGTTCCTTGGTATCATTGGAGACAACTGTGCTATAATTAACCCCCTCAAAGGACATTTCACGGCGTAGATACTGACCATCCTCCGCGAGCATATTGCAGGAAATCTGCATGGCCGGAACGCCCCCTTCCTTAAAGAGGTTCAGAAGTTTCTCGTGATCTCCATCGGCAATTTTCCCAAGATTCGTCCGAAAATAGAGCGGCATGTTTTCGGGAGTTTTAATCGCGGTTGCCGATGAATAGACGACATGCTTGGCCCGTTGCAGGAGTTCCACGGTTCGGAATCCCGTGGTGGACTGACCCGCCGCATTGTGACTTTCATCCAGAATGAAGACGGCATTGGGAGCAATCTTCATGAGGGCATCGGTTCTCCATCCCCCAGGAGGAGCTTTCTTGCTGGCTTTTGCCGAGTTCCTGATGCCCTTAGTTGAGCCCTTGGCATTATCCGACCTAAGTTGGGAATAGGTGCAGAAAATCGCATTGGATCCGTTGTGTAGCTTTCCGGTTGCTGCCACGTTCTTGAAATACTGCTCCCCAAAATCCAGATTAGCTTCTTTTCCGGAATCAAACTGCATCTTGGTGTCCAGAATGGCGGGGCGGATGTTCCCTGCTCCCACACCGGGAAGATCGCGGGTGAACATGGCGTCATGAAGCGTTGAGTCTTCGCTGATGAAAACTGGGATGAGTCCTTGGGCCTCTGCCCACCTTATGATTCCCCCGCAACTCCTTCCTTTACCCAGTCCGGTCTGGTCGCCAATAATCAGTGCTCCTCCCCTTCCGAAGTTCCAGAGTGCGGAGGCAATCGTGTCCACCTGAGTCCCGTCCAGGCACTTGACCATCTCCTCATGGGATCCGAATCCAAGCTGGGTTCTCACGAAGTCGGCAATGTTTCCTACTTCGTCCTTAATCTTGGCAAAAGCCCTTTCTGTGGGGCCCGCCAGATTCCTTGGGATGAGTGTTTCCGTTAGTGCCGGCACTCCGGAATGCGGAGTGTAGGGGGCTTGGAAGGATTCCTCTGTGGGTGTTAGTGGGTCATCCTTGCCTTCGGGAGGAGGTAGGGAACTGTCCTCCTTTGGCTCTTTGGGTGCTGTCACCTTGTCATAGTGTTCCTGCCAGTTGGGTTCATTCTCTAGCTTCTGATCAAAAGCCCTCATGAGACCCCATACGGCATTGGAGTATTTATGTGTGTTTTCGCCCCCGATTTCATGGAGCTTGGCCGCGAACTGCTCTGGCGTTTTGACTCCTTCAGCAACTAGCTTTTGTGCCGCTCCCATGAAGGCTCCCATCTTTTCAGAAGGAAGGCTTGCCTTGTATTTATCTTCGGGTGGAGTGGGAGGACTTGCCGCTTGAAGACCCTGGAAAGCATCTTTGAGAGCCTGTTCGCCCTCCGAAAGTTTTAATCCAGGTGATCGGGAGGATCCGCTACTGCTTTCATTTGAGAGATTAGGTTGAGCACCTTCTCCATTGTTGAGGTTGTCGAGTCGTTTATTTCCTGCTCCGGTTTGATTTCCAGCGCCTCCCAAGTCTTCTCCACCCACGCCGCCAGCTCCTTGATTGTCCCTTTCGGATCCTTGATCTCTCCCTGGAGGTCTGGAAGATTCCCCAGATACTCCCCCCTGTCCGAGAGGAGGTCGTTGATTTTGAGAAGGGGGCGGTAGATCCACTGTAACCTTTCCTCCTCGTCCTCCTGAAATTCCGGCAAGCTTATCACCCAAAGACTGAATTTTGCCGCCAAGCTCTTCAGCGGTGACTTGGTTTTGTTCGATTCGTTGTTCATCGGTTAGTTGGGTTGTTTTCCAGAGATCACCCCATGTATTTATCATACGAGGGGCCTTGTAAGAAGGCAAGGCGATCCCTGAAGGTTTCTTGCCCTGAATAGTGATAACATCCACCGGCCAACCAGCCCCCTGTTTCCTATAGAGGTCTCCGTTGACGGTGAAATGATCAAGAACTCCGTAGTTATCGTAAAGGTATCGGTAAAAGTCGCCCTTGGATCCGGATCCGCCGTAAAAGTCCTTTCTGGATTTTTCGGAAGCCACCTGCTTGGGAGGCCCGCCGATGATTAGGACGGCTCGGCCATTGGGGTCCATCTTGACAAGATCATTTAGGACGATTGCATGATCAATGGAGGTAGTAGTCCCTGCATCCGTCTGAAATTTCTTATTGCCCCCATCCTCTTCCATAACCTGTCCAAAAGGAGGGTTTGCGATATAGCGATCAGGAGCCTTGGGCATGTTTCTTTGGGTGGCGTCTTCGCTGGTCAGATTCCATCCTCCTGCTCCCGGAACATAATCTTTCATCCGTTGGAGCCTGTTGGGATCAAGCTCATTAGCATGAACCTCGTGGTCCGTACCGACTCCCATAAGCAGCATCCCATGTCCTGATGTTGGCTCATTGATGACCTTTCCCTCATGAATCTTGGCAAGCAAGGTTGCGGCAAGGGCTAGTGGCGCGGGAGTGGAGTAGGCCTGGTTGACCTTGGATTCTGATGTTTTTGCTCCCAAGGTTGGTTGCGCCTCGTGCATCCGGACAAGCTCCTGAAACTTTTGCTCATTCGAGACATCGGGCTGATTGAAGATCACATGGGCCGCTGCCGTGATACCGGCCTCGATATGCTCCTCGGCTACCTTGCGACCTCCCACGAGGGCTACCCCTTTGGTGTCCGCGATATCGTTGAAGGAAAATTTCGTGCCTGTCTTGGCTGCATTGACGGCGGCGTCTAGGGAGCTATTGACGATCCTCCTGTGGGGAGTGTCTGGGCCTTCGACGCGCCCCTTGAGTGCAAGCTGATGAATCTCTGTGTTTTGAAACTCATCCAGAGGTTTTGGCGTCTTTTTGGAGTTGATCTGCTCGATTTTCTTTTGAGCGATCTCTTCTACTTTGGCGAGCTGATCCAGATAAACGGAACGAGGCAGAACAGACATTGCCGCTTTCCATTTTTCAAGTTGAGCTTTAACGGAGTCTTCCGTTTTTGTTCGGTCATCCAGAAGTCGCAATTCTGCCTTTCTAGCAGCCGCCCAAGCCGTGACCCCTTGAAGTCCTATTTGACGATGTTCAGGAATCCATTGCTTCATGGATTGCTTCCACTTCTTTACTTCCGCATCCACCTCATCATCCGTTTTTGCGGATGAAATCCCAGAGGCTTCATTTCCTCCCGCGACCGAATCGTTCTGCCCATCCTTTCCGCTGTCTGTTGGATGATCTCCATAAACCTCCCACATTGCCTTTGCTCCAACCTCGGCTCCATTGTGACCAATATCTCGGAGGTATTGCTGAAACTCGTCAAACGGAAGTCCCTTTGCCGCCCCTTCTACGGAATCGAATTTGCCTACATTTGCACCAGGAACGGGGCCTGTTAAGCCGCCATTCTGATTATTTTCAGGCGCTTCGGTTGGTTCTATCGCTTTGTCATAGTGTTCCTGCCAGTTGGGTTCATTCTCTAGCTTCTGATCAAAAGCCCTCATGAGACCCCATACGGCATTGGAGTGATCATGGAGGTTGGCTCCCCCAATCCGCTCAAGTGTTGAAGAAAGCTGCTCTGGCGTTTTGACTCCTTCAGCAACTAGCTTTTGTGCCGCCCCCATGAAATCACCCATCTTTTCAACGGGTAGATTCGACTTAAAATCTTTAGTTGACGCATTGGAACCCCCTTCCATTCCCGAAAACGCACTCTTGAGAGCCTGTTCGCCCTCCGAAAGAGGTTTGGTCTCTGGCTGTGTCGGCATTCTGTCCGTCTCTTTTCCATTAGAATCACCCGACCTCATCATTTCCTGGATGGAGTGTAGTCGCTCGGAGCTTGCCGTCACTGCTTCATCGAGGCCGCTGTGATATTCCTTGGTGTTAAGTCCGACTTTCTGAAGTGCAGCCACGGCCCCCTTCATGTAGCTCCATACTTTTTCCAAGAAACCTCTAGCGTCGGCATTCTCTGTGATATTACCGTTGACCCGAAGCTGCACAAGTTGGCGTTGCAGTTCCTTGATGAAGACATAAGGGGTTCTCACGTCGCCTGTGCCTGAGTTTGAGGCAATATGAGAAAGCACTTTCAGCGCGTTGGGTAGGGTATCCTTTTCCGAGATTGACACGGATGGCGTGTTTTTATCATCGGTATAAGTGGCTCCATCGACAGTTACATGCCCGTAACCTTCATAATAGGTATTCCATGCCGAGTTGATAGCGCTTGACAGATCCCTTGATGCCGGGGAATTGCCCATATTCTGAAGATGCTGATGAAGGTCGCCAAATAGGTCTGCTCCCCTATCATGGGAGAATTGCTTAAAGCTGGGGCGTGATGTTTCCGGTAGTTTCAGCCATTCCTCCCTATCATTGATCAACCCTCCGGCATGCTCGATCTCTTCGGAGACCATAGTGTGCAGCCTTTCACTCATATCACCTTCGGTTGCCGATCCTGACATTTTCATCATGGCTTCTGCTGCCATGATTGAGTTGTAGGTTATGCGGATTGTCCCGTCAGGATTGGAGTGGACGATGACTCCGCTTCCTCCCCCCCCTGCATTGACCACTTCATTTTTTCCTGCGGAGGCAACTTGGATACCCATTCCCTGTGTAACTTGTCCAAGGCGCTGAAATAATGATTCTGCCTCCTTTGCTGTTCCTGCTGCTGTAGCTGGGTTAGTGCGGGTAGAGTTAAAAGCCCGTCTGTCAGTGGAACGTAATTTACTGGCGGCAAACAAAGGATTTTCCGTGGTGTTGACTGAAAGTGGAGAAGATCCCACCGCGTCTGCTGTGGGCGGTTTGAATCGGTCGTCTCCCTCTGTTCCCTGCTGACCACTTCCATCATTTCCGATAGGTGGTTGACCCTGTTTTGAAGATCCTGACGGCGTAGTTGCTCCGTCAGTCGCTCCGGTTGATTGTTTTCCTTCATTTGGATTTACACGATCCCTGACTATCTTTTCGTCCACCCCAAGAACTTCTGCAACCTTTTTTACTACAGAGTCAGTGATTGGTCGTTTATTGTAATCGAGTTCATTAAAAAGAGCATCAACTACTCGTAGTTTTGCTTCAGGAGATAGTGCGGCTAGTGGGACTTGTTGGTTTATTACCCCTTCAGCGTTCTTATTAACGTGGATCCCAAGCTCATTGAGTGCCTCTTGGTTAAAGATCAAAGGCACCATTCCCGCCTTGTTTTGTAACCGGATTCTTGCGGCTTGCCCTGGGCCTGGGTTAACAAAAATTCCCTGACCATCTACATTGTAGGCAGGGTCAAGTGCCCCGTTGCCATCAAGGATAACTTTTTCAAGGACATCCGCTCCGACTACATGTCCCCATCCCTTATCTCCAAAATCAGGAGCTATCCATCCATTGACATCAAAGAATTGCCTTCCTTTCTGGTTGGCTATTTTCTTTAGTTCAGCATCTTTAGCTAAACCGCCCCTTCTGTTTTGTGCTTTTTCAAGAAGGAACTGACGTTGATCGTCCTGAATGTCTTTGTCGTTTTTTAGAAATTCTACTGCGGCGTCAAGGGCATTTAGCCCCTCATCGGCCCCCATGTGGTTGATATCATTCTCGATAACCTTTGCAGCATCCCTCCATTCATTGATTTGTGGGGTTGATGCTGTTTTTGAGGCTTGTTGAGCCGGCTCGGCTTGTTGAGCATGCTCACTACCATAAATGTTCCTCAGTTGTCCCGTCTCGTCCAATGGAATCATTTGAGACGTAATCGGAGCACTCTCTTCCATCCATCGGGTTGCCGCATCCGTAATGACGGGTTGGCCCTGCTCGATACGGACCAGGGGAGGTGTCTGGATCTGCTCTCCGGTTATGGGATCCGTTGTTGTTTGCGGCTGAAGGATTGCCGTTTTCTCTTCTCCGGTGAGGTGTTCAACAGGTTGCCCATTGGCAAGCTTGGCAATACCCGTGGCAATGGTCCGTGTGCTCTGATCGGGCATCGAACTGATCTCTTGTGCTGCCGAAATAGCCACTTCGGCCAAATCTGAATCAGATTGGAGTTTTTCATGCGCTCCGGAAATGAAGTCTGCCCTGGCATTGATTGCTCCGGCATGCTCTTCAAGGGCTTTGGCATGGGCCTCGTAATCCGTTCCGACAAGGAAACCTCCATCCTTTGAGGCTTCTTGTGCTTTCTGTTGGGCTAGGCTGATCGCGTTGTCGTGACCCGCCATTTGCGTCTGGATCTCGCCAAGGGTCTTATCGGTGTTGATTCCGGCGATCTGACGGGCAAGGGCGATATGATCAGGGGTAACGGGATCACTTCCTTCCGGAAGGGTGTTGTTGATTTTCTGTGACAGGATCAGGTCATTTGCCGTCTGCTTTTTGTTGTTTGTCTCTGTTGGGCTGATTGTTGGAAGGTTACGGTAGGTATCCTTGATTTCGCTGAATCGGGCTTCGCTTCCCCCAGCCTTGTCGTATTCCTGAGTAGCATTGTTTACCTGCTCTGAGAATTTCTGCGTCTGATTTTTAGCTGATCGCAGGTTGGCATAGTTCAAGGCTCCTCCAAAAAGCATTCCTGAGACGCCAGCAATGGCCGCGCTACTCAATCCGTCACCAAATATTTCTTTCCAATCTTTATTGGAAAGCCCCAGCCATTTGTCGGCATAGTCTTGGGCAATGTCTTGACCTCCTTCCTGTAACCCTTCTTCGACAAATTGCGCTCCAGTATTGACTAGGAATTTCTTAACGGATCCAGGGACGATTTTTTCAAGGCGCTCTAGGGCGTGACCAATGGGGAGGGCTTCTGTTGTTCCAAGTCCCGCTGAAATTGCGGCACGGGCATAGGCTTTTGCTCCGGTTGCACCCATCTCGCGCGCCTCTCGATATCCCGAGCCAAATGACTGCAATGCTCCAATAGTGGCAATGGCCGGCATAGATGAGCCTGCTGCCATGAATCCAACAGAGGATCCGGCCCCTCGCAGGATTTGCGCGGTGATTGTGTCCGCCTTATCACCCATTGCCTCGGCAGTTTGTTCCCTGGCTCCTTTGGCAAACTGAGAAAGATTTGTTTCAAGTGGATCTTTGCCGGTAATGGCTGATTCCACATGGGCAAGCGTTTCCACGAGACCAAGGCCAACATCTTGAACTCCGGCATACGGGGCGACTATTGCTGCCCGAATCCTTCCGGAAAGTTCATCTTTCAGATTGTCTCCGAAAGACTGATTCTTCATCCCTTGGAGCTTTTGGATGGCCTTTTTGTAATCTTCGCCCTTTGCAATCTCTTTTGCGTCAAAATCGGCAACTGACTGGTCTTTTTTGTTCTGAAAATCTTCGATAAATGCCTGCCGTTTATTCCGATCTAGTTCCTTCCAGTCTTTTGGAAGGGAATCCGTGATTTTTTGAGAAATCAGTGAGTTGCGTTGGTTAATGATTTCCCGTTCATAGGGAAGAATGCCGGCCTTTAAGTCACTCTGTTTTTGTTCCAGAGTAACATTTTGAGGATTTTTTTGCCCCAAAGGTTGAGCGATAGGTTGGGACGCTTGGGACGGCTGATTGGAAGTCGAAGATGGGATTTGCGTGCCCGTGCCCGTGCCCAAGGGGGCTTGTGGGCTAGGTGAAGGTGAAGCACTAGGGCTAGGGCTTGGTGAAGGTGTTGATGAGGGTAAAGTTGATGCTTGGGACGCTTGGGACGCCGCAAC